CACGATGCACAAGCGAAGGAAGGTTTCAAAGGTGACTTTGATCGAATCCTGCGTGCGTCCAACTCGCAAGAAGTGCGGGCGGCTGAGAAGCTCGCCCTAGAGCTTGCGGCCTAATCTGTACCCCTTTCGTGTGCCGTTGCCGGTTGGGACTCGTTGTCCTGACCGGTAGCGGTTTTTTTCTAGGGGTGTGGAATGAACATCGGAAAATTTATTTTAATTTTATTTTTTTCTGTCTTGACACTTGGTATCGTAACGGAACTGATTAAACGACGCTAGGAAAGTTTTGACGTAAGTGCTTGGTATCAAAGGACTTACGAAAACCGGGGCAGCAACACTTGTGCCAAACTCTACAATGCAAGCGTATTTCGTATTGTTTATCTTTTTGCTGTAAGTACTTATATAGTAAGGGTTTACGTTAAAGTTCCTATTGACTTATGTCGATACTATGGTATAATGGTACTATGACCAAACGTGTCAACTAGTCTTGTTGGGGGGTTAGGACTACTTCACCCATGCCACCCATTGGAAGGATCTTCTCTACATTGTCTCATCTCATCTATACTGAGTCGCCACAGATACCACCAGTCAGCCACTTTCACACCTCTGTCGAACCCCTACCAAACAGAGTCGCCACCCTACCAGCCAGTCAGCGGATCCAGCAACTTTTTGAAACTGTCGTATCTCATCTAACTAGAGTCGCAGCTATATAGCACCAGTCAGCCATTTTTACATTTGTCTAGTCTAAAACTATCTGATTGCGGCCATTGATGGGAGTCAGCCAAAATACTGATTTATACTCCCCAGATGAAATATATAAGAAGAAGTAGTTGGGCTATACATAAAGAGATTAAAGAGATATAAGCGTAGAGCTTCTTTATGTTGTATAGTATTAGAATAGCAATGACTAAGAGCCACAAGCAAATCATCTTGAGCGTCATGAACAAAGCGACGGAACCAGAGTCAAGTTTAATCAGGAACGTGCCGATTGGATTCTGTTCATAGTCTAGAATTGTTTCCTCTAGCTTTATGGTATAGTAATGATCCAACATGCTTACCATGATTACCCATAGAAGCCCAAATATAATGGGGGCGTTGAATTTTGCTTTAAACATTTAACTAGAATATAATTTTATAAAGTTGATTACCCTCTTGACGCTACTGCCATGTATTGGGGCTATTATTATTCTAGATGTATCTTTGTACCTGCTTAATCCCGAACCCCTACATATAACTCCTATTATCTTTCCGTTATAAATAATTGGCCCGCCACTATCTCCCTGTATGCCCCAAGACAAAACTATAATCCCATCATCGGATAACTTTCTGCCAGCGAACTTTGCAGTCCAGCCACGATACGATCCTGTTCCGAATCCACCAAGATCAACATTGCTGCCCATAGGAGGAACTACTTCAGTCACACCTAAAGGTTCAACCTCATCTGGTATCAACGCTTTTATTAATGCAAGATCACCATTCATATCTTTTTCGTATGGGAACTTAACTATTACGCTATTCTTTTGTGTTTTCTTTCCCGTACTAAAAGTTATAGTTGCTAGGGAATCTTCATCGGGGACTACATGAGAGGCAGTTAATACAATCCCAATATAGTAATCAGGAAATCTCTCACTATCCTTTATGAACTTAACAACAGAACCAGTGCCTCTACTTATAGATGTCCCCCTAGAGTATTCTAATTGAACAATACTAGACTCATATGATTCTTTTGATTCTTCCCATTCTTGTGCATATAATTCTATTGGTAAAAATAGAAACGCTAAAATTAAGAACAGTCTCATCGTATTGACCTTTCGTGGTTGGTATGCCGCTACGAAAGATTATACGCAAATTTATTTCTTCTTTACAGAACTATATATTTCTTCCCAGTGATGTTCGATCAGTAATTTTACAATATAGGTAATTAGTTGTGTTGCTATCCATACCCATATATGACTTCCAACGAAAAACGATCTCTTACTGTCACTCAAATCTATATTATTGCAGATATACCTTTTGAGGGAAATTCGTAAGTCTCGTGGGCTGTCTTTGTCTTTGGGATGATGTTGTAGTTCGTCATCAAACCATTCTTGGGCTTTGTCATAAACCTCATCGAGGAGATCAAATGACTGGTCAGCATATGCTCGTTTGCCACCAAATCTACGTTCTAACTTATCACTAAAGATGCTTCGGTCTATTTGGACATTCATTGTTTCCTCCATATAGGGTTAGAGTTGTCCTATTCAAACCTTTCTTAATATCTCTGCTAAAAAGGCCGTAAGGCCATAGAGTAATTAAATAACATTGTTACTTTATAGATGTAAAAGAGCCTTTACGAGAGAATATACACCTTATATTCGTATTAAAATGGAGCAAATGGGTCAACAAAATTTCAACTTTGTGGCTTTTTGTCCCAATTTAGTAACTTTTGGAGGCAACTTCTTGGGAAATAAACCCAGACAATTACTTATTGCGGGTAGAGGAGGTTAAATCCATATTTTTTCTATTGACGTAACCCCATGCCCTCCTTATGTTTATGTATGTATTTGTCTATATGTACTATTGGTATATCGTGTGTGTGTTCTTTAATATATTATACTGTATTTTAGCTGTATGTCAAGTCCTTTTCACAATTTTATGTTATGACTTTATTATGTATTTATACCTAGCAAGAACCTCAATATACTGTGTGTTTTTCTGGCTTTTTACTGTCGATTATGTATGATGAAAAAGGAACGGAATCGGAACACTCTGGAGAAAAAAATAACTTTATGAGCAAAAAAAATAAAAAACAAAAGAAAAAGGAAATCTGCATAGACTGTAACGAAGAAACTAAGGATTTTTATAAGATACCAACCAATAGAGGCAACATAATCAAGTGTGCAAAGTGTTATGAGCTATGGATTTGGAGATCAACAAGACTTAACTGGAACTTCGGGGGCAATAACGGCAAAACAAATCATTATGACGATTAGATAAATGCGTATGTAATACCAGAAAGATAACATTAACAAGGAAACTAAAATGAGAAACGTAGCAATCATTTGTATGCTGTTCTTTATAGTGCCATTTCTGGTAGCCTCATATCCGCAAAAGAAAATTGATGATCGAAACTTTATTGAGCCGGAAAGCGTGTTTGTTTCTGACGAGCAGGACAACAATAAAAGAGTCTTATATTTTGGGGCGACTTGGTGTTCTCCCTGTAGACTGATGAAACAGGTTCTAAAAAAAGAGAATGTTAAAAAAGAACTAGATAAAGTTGACTTCATTATGTATGACGTAGACAAAGACAAGAAAGAAGCGTCGAAGCATAAGATCAAACTAATACCTACAATTATATTCTTAAATGGAGACAAGGAGAAGGAGAGAACGACCGGCTTAGTCCCAGAGGAAAAACTCATAGAAAAGATAAAAAATTTGTAAAGTTTGGGATTGACATAGACGAAATATAGTATATAATACCACAGTAACCTTTACTCGAAAACGGAGCAAGATTATGCAAATTACCAGAGAATACGAAATAGAACAGGTTGATTTGGCAATTAGGTATTACGAAAAGGCATTAGAAGATTCTTGGAGCGTTCAAGAGCATGAAAAAATCTCCGCTACGCTCAAGGGTTTAATATCAAAGTTAAAGGAACTAACACATGCCAGACAAGAGTGAATTCATAAGGCATCTTGAAATAGCACTCGATATGCTAGACAGAGCAGAGGGTACAACCCTCTATGACATAAATAAAAAAATGATGGGATGGACAGACAAAGAATATTCCGACATGCTTAAATCTCTTGCTGTTTTTCTGGTGCAGATAAGACATGACAACAAAGATGAGTAGAACGGATATATCTTTCTTGGCAATATGCTTGACTATTCAACCTAACCTTACTTTGTCTCTATATTTTGTTGGACTTTACGAATTGGTACGAAGATCATGGAAATTAACAAGAAAAGCGTAAGAAAACTTTATAGCAAAAACTTAGAGTGGGCTAAATCTGAACTGGAAACCGAAGAAGAAACACAATCGGTAAAACAACTTGCTGTTAAGTTTACCATGAACGACATGGCATCCATAACAAAGAGATACCTTCTAGAAAAAGAAAAGGTCAAATTTTTCTAAAAAAACTAAAGTAACCACTTGACAGTGACGATACCTATAGTATAATTGATAGTGTAACCGACACTTTTAACCTTTGGAGAGCATTACAATGGGTGCAGATTTTACACTGGCTAAGACTCCAGTATTCAGAATGACAGAAGATCGCAAGAAGGTTCTTACAGAAGAACTGTCCAACCTTACTCCGCAAGATTACGAGAATCTTCGTGATGAATTGTTCTGGGACGACGAGAGCGATACTGAAATTCAGGAAGCGTGTCTCGATACAATCGAACAGGTAATGAACTTGGGCGAACCTAGAGACTGTGGCACAGACTGGGAATATAATGAAAAGGGTGAACGAATGAGGTTTCTTTATACCGGAGGCATGAGTTGGGGTGATTCTCCTACAGACAACTATGATTTAGTATCGTCTTTATATTACATTCCTGTGGCTGAGACTATCGAGCGTTTTGCCGTAGAAGATTGCAAGGTGGAAGCATGACATACTACATGTATATTGAATCAGGCTGTGCGTTTGAGGCAGAGTCAGAAGAAGATGCCCGTGAGCAGGCAACCGCTTGGTACATCGAGCAGTTGCAGAAAGGTGAGATCGAACTACTAATTGAGGAAGAATAGTGAATAAGTTTAGAAGTTATTACGTTGACTTACAAGATGGCTACAAGGAAGGAGACTTGTACGAACACAAAGGAAAATTGTACGAAGTAACTAGAATTGAAGCGTTTAACCAGTTAATGGAAGTGCAGGAACTTGAAGATGAACTACAGCGAGAAACAAAAAGAAATCATAACTAAATGTATCAACAGTTTTGGTACACACGACCATCCATCACCAGATTCAGTTCCATTAGCGGGATTCACAGAACATTACATCATACAGTGTTTATGTGCGGCTTTAGATTGGGAAAGAAAAAAAAGAGAAAAATCTAAAGTTACCTCTTGACAATGCCGATACCTATGGTATAATAGAGGCATACTAACCAACCAACCACAAGGATTAGAACATGAAACTTTACACAGAAGAACAGAACGTAGCAGTACACGGCGACTTTGAAACATCTGACTTTGCTATTGGCGACATTGCGTTTATCGTAGATATGTTTGCCGACAAGGTATACTCTCACAAAGAGCGAGCGATTATCCGTGAGCTTTCTTGCAACGCACATGACAGTCACGTTATGGCTGGCACTACGGACATTCCGTTCGACGTTCATCTGCCAACACAGTTAGAGCCATACTTCTCTATTCGTGACTACGGTACTGGACTCACAGACGACGAGGTGCGTAACATCTTTGCTGGTATTGGTATCAGCACCAAGCGTGACAGCAACGAGGTCATTGGTTGCTTTGGTATCGGTAGTCTGTCGCCATACTCTATGACAGATAGTTTTACCGTAAAAAGTTATATCAACGGAACATGCCGCACCTACACATGCTATCGTGACGAAGATCGCAAGCCAGTGGTTGCTCTGCTTACAGAGTGTGGATGGGGCGGCAAAAACGGTCTGGAGGTCACGCTATCTGTAGAGGGCAAGGTGTACGAGTTCTCAGAAGAAGCGGCTAACGTGTTCCGGTTCTGGGAAGGTACTGTACCAAACATCAACGATAAAAGCGTTGTGCGTACCATCGAGGAAACCCGTGACGACTATGCGTTCAAGGGTGAGGACTTTGGTTTGACCGCCAGTTGGGGTAGCATGTATGCTCTTATGGGCAATATCGCCTACAAGATTCCTGATGAGCTAGATGACTTCAACACAAAAGGTTATCTCAAGTTCGATCTAGGCGAGTTGAGTTTTGATACTGCCCGTGAGAATCTTGCTATGGACGACAAGACCAAGCAGGCCATCAAGGATAAGTTCCAGCAAGTAAAAGATAAATTAGCAACCGAAGCGAGTCAGCAAATCGCAGCGTTGGACTCTCCATTCAAGCAGGCTGTTCTTGCAAACCGTTTGCGTCAAGGCAATCTCGGTAGGCATGTCAAAGCAGACCTTGAGCAGTACGACCTGCCAGAGACAAGCAAAGAGTTCACCTACTTCCAGCGTAGCTGGCGTAGCACCGACAAGGCCACGTCCAAGCGTGTACCAGTAGGCGAGAATATCAAGTATTACCGTCACAAAGACCGTATGCAGACTCGTATCAGAGAGTACATCAAGGACTTCAACAAGCTAACAATGGTTATCCTGACAGACGAGCAGATCAAAGAGTGTCTGATCGACGAGGACGTATTGCTAGACTTGGAGGACTTGCCCAAAGTTGTACGCCAAAGTTACGCCAAAGCGGGTAGCACAGTCAAGACATTCGTATTTGACCGCAACTTCTCTGGTTTCACAAACAAGGATTCCTTCGACGAGGCCGAGCTAACTATTGATGGCGACGAGATAGTGTACATCGAGATCAATCGTTGGGAGCCAGTGGGTGGTGATGGTGTGTACTACAGCAACAGCGATGTCAAGAGAGCATTGAGTCGTCTGGAGAAGTGTGGTATCGACGCACCAAAAGTTGTTGCCCTGAAGTCAGCGTTCCTCAAGACCAAGCAGTTCAAGGACGGTAACTTCATCGACCTTGCAGATTACGTCAAGCGTGAGCTAATTGTACGATCACCCAAGACGTACTACGACTATAATGTTCGCCAGTTCAATGTGTTCAAGAAGATGCACGAACACATGCAGCACGACGACATCAGTGACATGGTGGCACTTGTAGAGCAACAGAGCAACAGCGAGATCGCTGACTGGGTATCTTACATCAACAAGGATCGTGTCGAGGCTATAGCCGAGATGGAGAAGGACACTATGATTCAGGACATGATGGACGAGTTCTTCGTCAAGTACGAGATGCTCACATTCCTGTCAGACTGGGAGATGCAGTCAACCGACAAGGAATACCAAACCAAGATCGCAAACTACATTGGAGGAACTATTCGTGAGAACCAAGAAGAAACCAATTAGCAAACCGCCAGAGCCAGCTAAAATGAGTAAACCTAAACCACAAATACCAGATAACATTCTTAAAGACTTCTTGGAGGAGAAGTGCAACTTTAGCAAGTTAAAAAATATATCAAAGATTCGTGCCGGATTCTTGTGGCAGAAGGGTAACATTCAACGATATAGAATTAATGTGTGGCAAACAACATATGAGATGGGGCAGTTCTGTCCAAACACTAAGATCATACATTCATATTTTGTTTTCTACTATCCCGATGAACAGATGATTGTAGATAAGACCGAAGAACCTGTTGACAAACATAAAGATTTACTAGGAAGAATTAGGAGATAAAATGGACAAAAACATTATTGTAGAGATCGAGGATGGAATCATTCTTGGAATTTACTGCCCAGATGAGACTTACATTGTAAATGTTTTGGATCGCAGTGATACAGCAGATGACTGTCCGGCTGTCTTAGAATACTATGAGGACTTGGAAAAAACAAAAGAAAATTTGAAAAATATGTATTGAGCCTCTTGACAATTAGCCGATAGATGTTATAATAAAAGGACAACTAACCAATCACAGGAGAATTAAAATGGGACTAGATCAATACGCAACAGCCCGCAAGGGCGAACCATCAACAGACGCAGATGGTTACACCTACTACGAAGATAGCATGGAGTTAGCCTACTGGCGTAAGCATCCCAACCTGCAAGGGTGGATGGAAGAACTCTACCATGAGAAGGGTGGTGAAGAATCGTTCAACTGTGTTGACCTTGAGTTGACGCTGGAGGACTTGGACGCTCTGGAACAGAGTCTCGACGAGTCAGCACTACCAGAGACAGTAGGATTCTTCTTCGGTGCAAACTCTGACGATCACTACGCCGAGCAAGACCGTGAGTTTATCCGTGAGGCTCGTGCCGCAATCAAACAAGGTTACACTGTTGTTTACTCTAGCTGGTGGTAAGGAGATTGAAGATGAGTAACAAAGTATCATATGATTTTACTCTTGATAGTTGTGTTGCTGTTGATGCTCCTATTGGAACTGATCCAGAAACTCTTATCGAGCAGGCTAAGGCAAAGTTTGTTCAACGAATTTTAGAAGGCGATATAGTAGTAGTTTTTGAAAACATCTTCGATAGTGAGACTGGTGTTTACGATGAAGATTGGAAAACATATAACAGGGAGATTGAAGATGAGTAATACTACAGTACCAACACATGAGATGATTAAGAATTTGGCAGACTATATTGTTAATGGCATGTCATTCCAAGAACTTACCCAGTTTGTATATGATGACGTATACTCTATCATGTTAGAAGATAACGATATGTTCTATGCTAATTTAGAACAACTTGGTTACGAACCAGAAGATTTTACCAACGAGAAATTCAGAGGCGAAGATGACAATTAAAGAATTGATAAAAGAAAGAGAAGTTCTAGTTGACACTTGTGCAAAAATCTGCCATTACGCACAGGAACATTCTCACGATTGGGATGCCGAGTTTCGTGATGAAAACGCTTTCCAGCATACCTCTTATACTGTTGCTTGTTTTATCGCACAATCTTCCTTAACATACAACGATGGTGTGGAATGGGATGTTGTTTTGGATCAACTAATGTCTGACTTCAAGACTATTACAGAATGGCAAGAAATAATTTCAAATTTAGTTACTGACTACCAAATACATAAGAATGACGATGAGTGATAACAAATATCTTTTACAGGTAATTGAAAGTTTATACTTTAATGTTCTTGAAGATGTACCCGATAACTATTATACTAAACATTTACAATCTGCGATGGATGATGCGTGGGAAATTCTCTGCGTAGAAGGAGTATTGAAAGATGAGTAATACAGTAACTTTAAGCAAGCATGAGATGGTAGTGGACAGGTATCACGAAATCACAGTAGTCATTGAAGGTGGCATGTGTGTAGATGTCAGAGGACTACCAGAAGATTGGGACTATGCCATCGAGGACTATGATGTGGAGCAGCAAGGATGAAAATGGACGATATTAAAACAGTTTGGGAAGGTAGGTATGTTACTGTTGACATAGTAGACACAACGACCGAGTGCTTCATTCAAGAAGGTGTTTACAGTCTAACACAGATGATTGACCTTTACGAAGAACTTACAGATGCTTTCGGCGTAACAATTAAAGAACTAAAGGAGATGGGACACAATGTGGAGGCTTTGGGCAAAAGCTCTGGGGGAGAAGATAGGAGAAGATAAGGAGGCCGACAAGGTAGCCTTTATTAGAACTATAATTGTATTACAAGCAGTTATTTGTAACGCACTGATAGTTTGGAATATTTTTAGAAATTTGTAAAGAACCTATTGACAAACGACGATAACTATATTATAATTAAAGTATCGAATCAACCACTTTCACTTTTAGCGAGGATTAGAACTATGTTGTCACATATCAAATCAAACGACAATCACTGGACTGTTGTACTTGGCGGTCAGCCATTTCAATATGACCACACTCACCCAGAATATAATGGGCTTTGCGAGTGCGTCATGGCTGGAGATGAGAATGAGTTTGTAACTCTTTTCAACACGGGTACGGTCATCGAGAACTGGTCAGAAGGTAACTTTGAGTTCCGTGACGGGTTCCTGTATTACGAGGACGAGCAGGTAGCGAGTCAGCCAACCGAGCGTATCATCAATATGCTCAAGAACGGCTGGGATCATCAGCCTATGCTTGCCTATCTAGACCGCCTCTATCAGAACGTCAGCAATCGTGCTGTTCAAGAATCCTACACATGGTGTAGTCACAAAGGTCTACCAATTTCCGATGACGGAATGTTAATTGGCTACAAGGGAGTCAGCATCTATCAGGGTGATGACCGGAAAGACAATAACGGTCGCCCTCTTACTGCTGGCGATCACGTTGACAAGTACACTGGCAACTCGTTCCGCAATAACATCGGTGATGAGTGTAGTATGAATCGTCGCAAAGTCAGCGACAACTGCAACGAAGGATGTGCCGCAGGTCTACATGTGGGTACTTACGAGTACGCCAATGACTGGGCTGGCAATGATGGTGTTGTTTTGCTTGTCAAGTTCGACCCCGCTGACATTGTTAGCGTACCGACTGATTGTAATTACTCCAAGATGAGAGTCAGCAAGTATACTGTAGTTGCCATTGCCCGTGAGCAACTGGAAGAAGAAGTGTTCATGGAGGACGAGTACGATGACTACTACGAAACAGAGGAGTACCAAAACGAACAATTAGATTTCTAATCGTGGTTGGTTAGAACGAAGTCGGGGTCGTTAGGATGCGGCTCCGGCTTTTCTTTACACTTTTACCAAAGGAATAAAAATGAGACATCTTATTTTAGCAATCGTGATTAGCCTGTTCAGCATCAATATCGCAGATGCACAGGAAAGAAAACCAATCTTCTTTGAGAGAGTTACCGTTGGTGACGTTCTCACGGGAACGGGTCTTTACCTCAAGGAAGTAGGCTGTAAGACTGTAGCAGGAACCAAGAAGATTATCAAAGGAACAGGAGATATTATTACTTCTCCATTCAGGTCTAGATTCAACTGGCCTAAGCCTAGAATGTTCCGGTACGAAAGAGGATTCTGGACTCCGCCTAGATTGAAAGAAATGCCCACAACTCCTCCAGAGATCGACTTGGGTGAGCCAGTGGAATCAAATAAGTTGATCTTCCCTCTACATAGAGAGATCGACAATCAAGACTTTATAACATTGGCAGAATTTAGTTTCTGATATTGAAAAGTCTTAGGTTGCCCCGTTCGTCTAGTGGACTAGGACATCAGGTTTTCATCCTGAAGACAGGAGTTCAATTCTCCTACGGGGTACTTTCTTTTAATTTTTTCTAAAGACCCGATTGACAAATGCCGATAGGTATGTTATAATTGATTTACATGGTACGGTGGGATTGGTTATCTCCGTGAGTCTTATATACTCGCCTCCGCAAGTTCGATTCTTGCCCGTACTACTTGTGGACTCGTAGCTCAGTTGGTCAGAGCAGGAAACTCATAATTTCTTGGTCGGGGGTTCAAGTCCCTCCGAGTCTACTATGGCCTGATAGTTAAACGGATATAACAGCGGTCTTCTAAACCGCAATTCGAGGTTCGATTCCTCGTCGGGCTACTTAATTACTAACCATAGCGAGTCAGCACTTTCAGGAGAATATTATGTACAGTCTATGTTGCATCAGTAACGAACTCAAAGAACAAGGCCACGCTTTCCAGACTATGACATGGAAGCGTTATAACGATCTGTGCAGTCAACACAGTATCTCTCACGCACTCAACGAGTTAGGCTCACGCTGGCTTAATAACGTACAGGTCACAAGGCTTGCTATCCTGCATTGCTGGGAGAACCGCTGGGGCTACCGTATATCAAGCAACCTCTTTCCCGTACTGACTCACCCTGAGTTCGGTTACGACATCTCAGACGTACCTCAGTACGAGGCTATCATGCAGACCCTCAACGACACTGCGTGGGAGAACAAGAGCTTCTGGGGAGTGCGACTGTCTATGCACCCAGATCAGTTCAACGTGCTTGCCAGCGAAAATCAAGCGTCAGTAGACAAGACCATCCTAGAGCTAAATCATCATGGTTGGGTCATGGATCAGCTAGGCTGTGAGCGTAGTTACTACAATCCTATGAACATCCATGTCAACTGCACAAAGGGTGATCTCGCTGAGATCGCTACTCGTTTCATGTTTCGCTTAAACCAGTGCAGTCAAGCTGTAACTAGCCGACTGGTTATAGAGAACGAGGACAAAGGTTGCTGGAATGTAGATAACCTACTCAAGTATTTTAACCTACCCATCACATATGACAACCTGCATGACCGGTGTAACCCATCAGCCAAGAACACTTACCTAGAGTGTGCAGAGACTTGGGGTGACATCAAGCCACTGTTTCATTACAGTGAGTCACATCCTGAAAAGACCAATCCACGCAGTCACGCAGACATGCCGGTAGACTTCCCGTGTAGCGACGACTACGACTGGGATATAGAACTCAAGTCTAAGGACGCAGCTATTCGTGCCTGTGCTTCACATCTAAAGAACGCCAGATCAATGTACGCATTACACTGATGATACCAACAATACCGTTTAACATTTTAGTTCTGGTAACTTTTATAGAGTTATCGTTCCGTATTAACGATTTAGTTTTAATAATTCCAATAGCTTGGAATATAATAGTTACCATAAATAATAAAATAAGAGGAAGAAAATGAAGAACGTCATACTACTAAATCTTGCCCTCATTTGCTGTTTTGCTTCGTTTGTCGGTGGTAAATACTACAGCGACCTACAGACCGAATCAAAGATAGAGAAGGTTGTAAACTGGAACACAAAACAAATCCATAGCTTAGGTATCGTTGCCGCTACAGACTCATACAATGCGGAAGTTATGATCCAGATACTAAATCTTATAGAAGGTAGGGAGATCAAGCCACCAGTTAGGGCAACCATATCTGAAATGATTACCTCGGATGAGTCTATCGAGGACGATGACGTTCCGCACACATTTGAGCAGGTCGCAAAAGATCAGAGAGAAGTAGATCAGTCAATCAGAGCGTTTGCGTCAGCCAATCTCTTTCAAGCAGAGACACTGGAAAACATATTAGATAAACTACAGGGGGGAAATTACCTACAATGAAAATTAGCATCAACGTAGAGCCAGACGATTTTACTTCTAAGGTTGCACAGGCTTTCGACCTAGACTTCGACGGGACTATCACAACCGACATTCCAGATTTTGAATTGCCTATGGCTGACTTCAACATCGGCATGATTGTAGGTTCAAGTGGAAGCGGTAAAAGCCAGATTCTAAACCATCACTTCAGAGCCAATGACAATAGCACGCTCTGGCTTAACGATAAGGCTATCGTTTCACACTTTGAAACACCAGACGAAGCTATTGAGAAACTGTTTGCTTGTGGACTCGCCTCTGTCCCGACGTTATGCAAACCTTTTCATGTCCTTAGCAATGGCGAAAAGTACCGTGCTGTTGTAGCTAGAAAGTTACGGAACGGTATGATATTGGATGAGTTTACCTCAGAGGTCAACAGGGAAACAGCAAAGAGTTTGTCAGTAGCCCTGAGCAAATATATCAGACGCAAGGACATCAGGAATGTAGTTTTATGTTCTTGTCATAAAGATATAATTGAATGGATAGAACCTGATTGGGTTTTTGACTGTGACAGCGGCGAACGTTTTGTTAATGACGATCCACGCCAGCAATTAAAGAAGGTAGCAAAGATAGAGATATACTAATGTTCAAAAGACCAACCATACAGTTAGAAGTCTATGAGATTCCAAAAGAGTTCAAGGAAAGATACTGGAATCTTTTTAAGAAGCATCATTATCTTGGTGACTCTCTCAACAAGGCTGCACGCTGTTGGGTTGCTTATCTCTGGGGCAATCCTGTAGCCTTTAACTCTGTACTAGCCATGCCGAGCGGCTCTCTTAAAAACGCTTGGAGAGAACATAGGCTCGTTGTCCTGTCGGACTATCAGGGCATGGGCATTGGCAACAACATGTCAGAATGTGTTGGTAAAATTTTAACAGGAGAAGAAAAAAGATTTTTCTCAAAGACCGCCAATATAAAATTAGGAGAAGCTCGAAGTCAGCGAAAAGTATGGCGACCAACCAGCAAGAACAAGAAGGCAAGACCCGATAACATCGGCAGAAAGAAAAACTATAATAACATGGTGAAAGAATCTCTATCTATGAGAGTATGCTATTCACATGAATATATAGGAGATCAAAAATGAGAAAAGCATTTGTATTTGATTTTGACGACACTCTCGCAACAACAGAAGCTTGCGTACTGGTTGTGATGCCCGACACAAAAACTTGCAGGGGATATATCAGAGAACTTACTCCCGCTGAGTTCAATGGTTATACACTAAAGAATGGCGAGAGGTTTGACTTCTCTCAGTTCAGGTGTCCCGATTTAGTTATTGACGGCAAGCCAACCGAGCTAATCAATTTAGCTAAAGAAGTATATGGCGAACAGCATGATGTATATATTTTAACCGCTAGAAGTAATGATGTCGCAGACGCTATAGCTAAGTTTTTGAAATTAGCTGGCATAGAGGCCAAGCAAATTATATGCGTGGGAGATAGCGACGATCACTGCGGAATAGCAAACGCTAAGAAAAAATCACTACTAACAATTATGAAATTGTATGATAAAATCTATTTTTATGACGATAATAGAGAGAACATAGAATTAGCTAAGGGTGTGGGCGTAAAGTCCTACCTAGTTTAAGGAGTTTTACCAATGACTTGGCAGCAATTACACGAAGACGCTACTGTTGTAGACCTTCACAATCACGCAGTCTTAAAAAAGTTTCTCCTCGACAGAGACTTAACAACAAGCAAGACTAAATTTTTAGCATCTTTATTTAAGAGAGCCTTCTGGCCTTTGAGTCAGAGAAGCACATTTCCCTTATTAGACAAGGGTGGCGTTGATGTTGTTTTCTCAACGTGTTATATACCTGAGCGAGAATGGATAGAAGATCAGGGTCTTGTAAAACTGGCTTTGACTTTATCACCAGAAACGAAGAAGCGTGTCTTCGATCCTTTCTATTTTGACGCTACCGTGTCTATGATGGATGCAATGGAGAAAGAGGCTGAGTCGTATAACAACAAAGAACCAGAAAGAAAAATAAAGTTTGCCAAAGACAAGAACTCTTTGATAGATATTTTGGCTGAAAAGAATATAGCCTTTATACATTCGGTTGAGGGCGGTCATAGCCTAGAAGGAATAGAGAGCGAGACATCAGAAATTAGCCAAGACATAGAGTCAGAGGTTTTGAGTAACCTTGAATACTTATCCCAAAGAGGTGTAGCATATCTGACGCTGGCACACTTCTATCCTAACAAAGTAGCTCCTCCGGTGTTTCCTTACCCCACCTACGGGATCAAAAGAAGTAACTGGAAAAACCTCATGGCCGGATGGGACATGAATAAGGGGCTTACCGCTTTAGGTGCTAAGGTCGTACAGAGAATGACCGAGCTTGGAATGTTAATTGATATTGCTCACTGTACACCCAAAGCTAGAAAAGAAGTATACGAAATAGTTGGCGACAAGCAGAGCCTCGTTATATCTAGCCACACTGGATGCTTTGAAATTAACCGTGATCCATACAACCTAGAAGATTGGGAACTAAAGTGGATTGCAGATCATGGCGGCGTTGTAGGTGTTATCTTTATGAATTATTGGATAAGCCCAGTTGACACACCGTTGGGGCTAAAGTATATTGAACAAACAATTAGTCACATGAGAGATGTTGCCGGAGCTAATGTAGTCGGATTGGGAACGGACTATGACGGGTTTACCGATCCTCCTGATGAGATGGTTGACATATCAGAACTTCCCAGATTAACCAGATATTTACATTCTTTGGAAAGATATTCTGATGATGAGATAAAGGGATTTCTGGGTGGCAACTCATTGAATACACTAATGAACGGCTGGAGAAATGAAAACTAAGCGTGAAAAACTTTTAGAGCAGAATACCATAACGTGGGACACTGGCTGGTGGAAAAAGAAAATAAGATTAGTCGCCCTATATGCCGCAAACAGAACTGGGCTAATAGCTGAGTTTGACACGGACTGTGGTAGGACTATATCCTTTAAGATACATCAATCTAAAATAGAGGACTCCACATTTCGGAACACACAGCTCCAGTCAGGTACGATCATAGAGGGAGTGCATGAACAGGAGTTCCTATGTATACGTTGTGCTTCTATACATCATAGAAGTTTTGCTAGGCAAAAAGGAGACAGCGGTGGATCAAAGTGTAAAAATTGTTACAATCTTGGTCGAAAAGAAGAAAAGCAAAATAATCAACAGGCAAGAATAAGATCAAGATTGGGTTCTGGATTAAATCAATTCATAAGAAGAGAACCAAAGAGAAGCCTAAATAAGTCTAATATGGTTAGAGAGGCACTGGATCACTTGGGACAAGACGCAGAACTAAACGATGTCAGACAATACGTTCTTGATAAAAGCAATATTAAAATAAGAGACAATGACTACTACAATGTAAAAAGCGGAAGAAGAGCAAGTCCTCAGTTCTCATTTATAAGAGATTCTCTCGGCTGCTCAAGGGACTTCTTTTTGGAGTGGATAGAGTCTCAGTTTGAAGAAGGTTGGACTTGGGACAATCGGGGAGAGGTGTGGGAGCTAGATCATATAATTCCGTTTAACTCGGTAGACCTAACCAACAAAGAAAATGTTTACAAGGTAATGAACTATAAAAATACAAGACCTCTATCCATATCTGAAAACAGAAAAAAGAGAGACGGCACATGTCCGTAAATAAAAACATAGTGTGGTGTCCTTCGGAAGACGGATGGTTTGTCTACGACGAAGTGGAACAGGTCATTGATTTTTGTTCAACATACACAGAGGCCTTAGAGATATTTACCAAATACTGTAGAGATAATTTTCCGGAGTTATACAATGAGTAGTAAATTCAAATTTGAAAAGTACGACGATCCCTTCAGGGCATTTAACATACAAATGTCTATCATATGCGACCTAGAGCAGGGAGGAAAGATAGACGAGAACGAGGCCTTTGAACAAGTAAAAGCCCTGTACAAACAATTCAAACATTACTTCAAGCATGAACATGAAGCCAGTTCTGTATTAGAAAATAAAGAATATTACGAAAAAAATAAATACGTTTACAAGGAAAGTAGAAATGAATAAGTTAATGACACTTTTTGCCGTCATCACTTTTGGTAGCTTGGGATACTTGGGGTATAAATCCCATGTGACCCACAAAATGGTTGCTGAAAATAGAAGTATGCTTATGGACGGTTTTCAAAATTTAGCAGAGGTTGAGATGATGATGGAAGGTTTTGTCGAGATGGCTCCCCGTGAAATGGAATCAATATCTAGAAAGGTAGCAAGGGAAGAAGTGTTGGCGGGGTTTCAACAATTTGCAGAAAACTTCAGAAATCTGAGCAATGAAAAAGAATCCTTACAGCCCACCGAAGACTAACCCCGCAAGGAGATCAGATAGTTGGAACGAGGGTATTCATCAAAGACCAGATGATGAGACAGATTGGGTTTCTTTTTTTTGGATAGTGCTATTCCTTTTTATTTTCTTCTTTCACAATGTTTTACTCAAGTTCTTCGTAGATTTATTCCGAGATATATTGTATGATTAATTTTTTATTTGACGTAGACGGAACACTGACCCCCGCAAGAAAAACTATGGACAGTAATTTTCGTCAAGCGTTCGGTAACTGGATTACATTTCAAAGGGAGAGAGGGAACAAGATTTTTTTAGTCACCGGCTCAGACAGACGAAAGACCCTAGAGCAAATTGGACTATCCCTTTATAGACATGTAGACGGGTGCTATCAAAATTCTGGGAATCAACTATACATTAGAAATCGTTTAAGATGGGAAAAGCATTGGCAAGTACCCGACCCTTTAATCAAAGACCTTAAAAAAATACTTACAAAAAGTAAATGGTACGGTAAGGCTGAAAATAATATTGAATATAGGAGAGGTGAAAAGAATAGTGTACCCATGATGGTGAACTTCTCTACACTAGGCAGGTCTGCAAACCAGCTTCAGAGAAAAGAATACTTTGAATGGGACAAACTTAAAGGAGAAAGACTAAACATAGTAAGCGAATTATCTTCCAAGTACGAAGATATTTCCTTTGCGATAGGTGGAGAGATAAGTATAGACATATATCCAATCGGCAGAGATAAATCTCAGGTGCTTTCTGATATGTTCGGAGAAACCATATTCTTTGGTGACAGATGTGAACTAGGCGGCAACGACCATACTCTTGCGATACAATGTGACACATACTATAACGTCCAAGACTGGACAGATACAAAAAGAATAATTGGAGAAAAATATTGTGGCTAATTTTTGTTACACCTGCACTGCTGAGTTATTTGGAAAAGAGAACGCCGACAAAAATGATTTTGCTGGGATAGCTAGAGGTAAGGAGAGGTACTTTTGCCTGTGTGAAGGATGTGGATGGATAACCGTAGACAAACACGGGGAGAAGCTAGAGGACGATGAAGAAACATAAATGGGAAGAATTAGGGTTTGATCCGATTAAAGACGGATACTGGGCAACTGCCGAAAGAATAAAGCAAAGAATTTCAGAAAAAGAAAAGCAAAGACGTAAATCAAACGCTATAATATTTAGCGTTATAGTAGCATGTGCTATGGTGATGTTATTGACTCTATGGATCATGTTGTAAGGAATATACTATGAAAGCATTGATGGCCGGTCTACTGGCTTGGGCTATAGAAATTTCTGTAGTTTTAACAGCCTTTGCGTTACTTAAAAGAGAAGAGTCGAAAGTTATAAAAAGAAGAAAAAACAAAATTAGGACTTGACAATTAGCTATTGTACTTTATAATAAGGGGCAAGAGGAAATGAAAAAAATGAATAACTTAGAGACTAAAGACTTCGTATTGGGTTTTCTTCTGGGCGTAAGTCTTTGTATGGGCATCTATATCTACGGGGGTGTATAGTGTTTCATGAACTAAAGAAGGCTTGGGGTGATGTTCTGTACAACTCTGTTTTTGAGGCGGATCATTACAACCAAACAATAAAAATCCCCATGAAGTATTTCGAGAGACTTCACCAAGAATTTAACATATGCTTCGTTGAAGAAGACGAAGATCCAGAATTTAGATCTTGGCAAGAGGGTTGGGATGGAAATTAAATGGCAGGACGAAGCGAAACTAGGGATATGTCTGACTCTCATTATGGTCGGGTTGCGTTGACACTCAAGAAAAGAACGAGTACGCCTGAACTAAGAAAGATTTATTTCGACGAAGAGAACAGACACAAAAGACAAACTAAACAAACAAAAAACAAGAAGGATCGTCCACTCTGGCACAAAATCCTTCTATTTTGGAGATAACATGCCACTATTCAAAAAGAACAAAGAAGAAAAAGAAAAACTAAAAAACGAGAAGCACGAGAGACTCAAAGAAAGAAAAGAGTCTAGAAGGCTATTTCGCCTAGAAAGAATAAAAGAAGTCACCGCAAAAGCATATGCTGTTGCAACCAAAAGAAAGTGGCTGGTGTTTATGATAGTGGCAGCTATAGCCGCTTATTTAATTATATTTAAGGGCGGCTTTGACTTGGGCGGAATTAAAAATCTCATAGGACTGTAAGATGTATAACGTAGGAATCATAGGTAGGGGCTTTGTTGGCTCCGCCTTGTTGTCGCACCTGAAAAAGATATTTAGCGTATCGTCATATGATCTATCTGATACGGTAGACATGAACTTAGGATACCAAAGGGTGGTCGAAAAATCTAACATTATATATCTTTGTGTCCCTACTCCATCTGATAAACATGGGAAGTGTGACACCCTGCATGTGGACAATGCTTGCAAGCTCATTAATTACTACTCCAAGAGAGTCAGCAAGTTTACTGTCGTCCTAATAAAATCAACGATGTCTCCGCACACAACACAGAGACTTCAAGAAAAGTATAATCACTGCGTCTTGGTATGCAATCCAGAGTTTCTAACCGAAAGAACAGCAGTAGAAGACGTTAAAAACACAACTAAGCATCTTCTAGGGATACCTGACCCTTCGATGAAGCATTTGCTCTCAGACTATCATAGCATGGCTTGGCCAGATTCTGATTGTATCTATACAGACCCCACTACCGCAGAGATGATAAAAACTACAACCAATAGTTTCTTCTCGACAAAAATTACTTTCGCAAATATAATTTATGATATATGTAACTCTCTAGGAATAGATTACAACAAAATGATTGAAGTCATGCAGGAAGCAGACCCTCGCGTGGGCGACATTCACTGGCAAGTTCCCGGTCATGACGGAAAGAGGGGGTTTGGTGGCAAGTGTCTACCAAAAGAACTGTCAAGTATGATCTCAATAGCAAAACAAAACAATATAAATTCCAGCCCCTTAGAGGCAGTAGAAAACTATAACGAATTAGTCCGTGACCTAACCACAAAGGATAAACAATGTCAACGAGATTCGATAACAGAAGCGTGTCAACTTTTAAAAAAGACATTCACTTTGCCACAAAACTAGAGAAATATTTCTTTACTGAGTGGCTAGAAAAAGTTAAGTCTGGAGCGTGCGGCCTACATGTTTCAGAATGGAGTGACAATGGTTGCGGCAATGATGGAGAGTTTATTGCTAAAGGGAATACCGCCGGTGCTGACTATAAAATATCTGGATCAATAAGAGGCGAAGGATTAGACGCACAACTAACAGATGAGCCGCTAGAGATTAAGTGGGTTCCTACGGCTGGTAAATTTACATTAAAAGAAAATGATCTGAAGGCTTATGTTAGAGAACAAGCGAGCATTCTCTTTATCTATAATTCAGTGAGATGTGGAACAGACCTAAGAAAGCCAAGAGATTATGACTTTGATCGCCATATTAAATTAGTGGAGTCCAAGAGTCAGCAAATTAAATGGGGCATAATGTGGTCGCCCAGAGTTAAAGAATTTTATAACAACGTCAACAAGACTGCTGGCTTCAGACCCATAAGCTATATGGGCGGTAAGCAGGGCGTGGTTTTGAAACAGCAAGACTTTAGTAAATGGTTTGTATCTTACGATTGGGAATAAATGAAAATAGTAGACGAAACTAAATTAGACTTTGACGACATCCTATTGGTTCCAGCACGCTCGCCTTCCGCCAGTAGAAAGGAAGTACAATTAAAAAGAACCTTCAAGTTTTTTCACTCGCCAAAAGAGTGGCATGGACTCCCTATTATTGCGGCCAATATGGATACTACTGGCACCTTTAATATGGGTGCTGCTTTGTCAAAACACGAAGCGGTAACATGCCTTCACAAGTACCACGATCCTGACAGGGTTGTGGAGTACTTTAAATACTACAATATAGAGTCCAGCGTGTGGGTTTCTATAGGAATGAATAAGAACGATTTAGAGAAACTACACGCCATCAAAAAAGGAATCCACTCTAGCCCAAATATTTGCATAGATATTGCCAATGGATACACTGAAAAATTTGTAGAATGGTGTTTGTTGGTTAGATCACATTTTCCAGATTCAATCATTATGGCTGGCAACGTTTGTACACCTGAGATGGTTCAGGAGTTGGTTCTTCATGGCGGTGTTGATATTGTAAAGATAGGTATTGGACCGGGAAGTGCCTGTACAACAAGACTAAAAACTGGAGTAGGATACCCACAGCTTTCAGCAATTATTGAATGTAGCCATGCTGCTCACGGACTAAAAAGCGGCGATGGAAAGATGGGGCTGGTATGTGCCGATGGAGGATGTAGAATCCCTGCTGATATTTGCAAGGCCTTCGCTGCTAATGCCGACTTTGTGATGCTGGGCGGTATGTTCGCAGGAACAGACGAATGTGAGGGAGAGTGGCAATATTCTACTGAAGAAAAGAAAACGGGTCTTAAATTTTACGGTATGTCGTCCGAAAAAGCACAGGATAAACATAGCGGAGGCATGAATAACTATGCTACCAGCGAGGGTAGAGTTAAAATTGTGCCATACAAGGGATCAGCAGACTCTGTTATGAGTGACGTTAAAGGAGGTCTACGTAGCTGTTGTGCTTATGTTGGAGCCACGTCCCTTAAGGATTTGCCAAAATGTGCTAAGGCTATAAAAGTAGGTAGAACACACTTTGATAACTCGATTTAATTGCGTATAGAAATATAGCAGAGAAAACCCTCGTTAAAAGTGAATAGAACAATGGAGAAAAAAAGAATTAGCAGGATACTAAGGAGCCTGTATGAACCAGCACTTGAGGAGAACACAGCTTGGGACTCCTACAGTAACTTTATAGATCTTTTTCTAGATGGAGATCCAGAAACAACACACTATCTAATGACAATTTGCGAGCTAGATAGGGGACAAAGGCTTCATCTAAGACATAAAATAGCAGAAAAGGGCTTTGAACTAACTCCCTGTGAGTTGAATCAGTATATATTATTGATAATGCTGGCACTTTCCGACTACATAGAGTTGACAGAGGAGTTCAATTCCGAACTTGACTTTTGATGTTTAATTTTATTCATGTGCCCAAGACAGCGGGTACTTCAATGAGACACCTTTGCCTTCAAAGCAACGGCCTCATAAAGTACAACGGTCACGGAGCAGACGTAAGTAGCCCGTCTATAAAAAATCAAATACTAATAATTAGAAATCCAGTAGATAGATTTAAGTCTGCTGTCAAGTATGTTTCAGACTTTTTTGAAATGTGTGAAGAAACACTATCAGAAAAGCACAAAAAGATAGATGACCATTTCAAATCTATCAGAAAAAAAAATAAAGACAAAAAGATAAGTCTGCCAACATTCATAGACAATAGAAAATCTCAGATTTTTAAAGACATACAGGCCTTGTCGAATAGGCCAAACGCTTGGATTTCTATACTAAGAGAGGGTACGGGAGCACTCGCATATACCATAAAATATATTATAGAGTCTAATGTTTTAGAATCAGCATTAAACTACATCGGCCCTAAAAAATGTCAGTATATATTTCCATTTGAGCCGCAGGCTAGTTGGTATCTCAAGCCCTCTATTGTAATTATAATGGATAATATAGAGCAAGAAATTGACTACCTAACAAAACAACTAGGATTAGATTACATTCTTCCTCACAAAAATAGAAGCTCAAACGCCGATCAAAGACCAATATCTGAAAAAAATATGAAATGGTTACAAAAAACATATGCTAAAGATTTTAAACTTTACTATAATTACAGTGAAACCAACTTTAAGAAAAGGATATTAAATGGAATATAGAGATAGTGCTATCGAGTCCCTTTATATGAAAGCTAGAGCAGATAGAGCCGAGGCTTTGTGCAGTCTTAATATAATGCTAGACCATCCCGCTGGGATAGGAGACCATAGCACTGAAGACCTACACTCCAATTTAAACGAGGCATTGTCAAAACTGGCTGATGCAGAGGATAGACTAGATACACTAGACAGGTGGTTTCCCCAATAATGTATGAATACAAGGCTACTGTACACAGGGTTGTTGACGGAGACACTGTTGACTTTATCGTAGATCTAGGGTTCAGTGTGTATATGAAAGTTAGGGGCAGGCTCGCTGGTGTAGATACTCCAGAGCGAGGCCACAAGGATTTTATCGTGGCGGCAAAGATGTGCAGGGAACTTTTAGAAAAGTCTAAGGCGTCCTTTCCTTATGAGGGCAGCGTTATTATAAAAACAAACAAGACCGGTAAATACGGTAGATGGATAGTGGAGATACAGGGAGTTACGGATGAGCTTGCAAAAATTTGGCCATACGAGACCACTTAAATAGTAAAAATAGTAAAAGTTAGTATCTGGAGAAGAAATGGGAAGGCCGTGCAAGTGCTGCAAAGACGATCCTAGTAGTAGCTCAAGCTCATCAAGTAGCAGTAGTGGCAGCAGTTCCTCCCAGTCGTCGTCATCGTCTAGCTCTTCCTCGTCGTCTGCTTCATCGTCTTCGTCGTCTAGTTCTTCGTCTGCTTCGTCGTCTGCTTCGTCGTCTTCGTCATCTTTGTCGTCTTCGTCATCCTTGTCTTCCTCTAGGTCTTTATCTTCTTCATCGTCTTCTTCATCTAGATCGTCCTCGTCGGGTAGCAGTTCCTCTTTTTCGGTTTCGTCGTCTGCTTCGTCGTCGTTAGGCTCTAGTTCCGTGTCGGTTTCCACGGTTTCTGAGTCTCTTTCGCTCTCAAGTCTGGGGCCACCCGGAGAAGACTGCCTCCAAGACGGTTACTGTATATGGAAGTGTTTTGATCACTGGGCGTATGACATAATAGTTGATGAATGTGATAGCTCGACAGGATCGCTAAACTGTCAGTGTGCCCAAGTTTCACAGCCCTGCTCTGTGTTAGGTCGTCAGATCGCCGTTGTTTGCGTTGAGAGAACTTAATATGGCAAAAAAGAAAAAATATAAACCCCGCAAAACAGATGAAGCAGAGCTTCAGGCGTTTCGGGAGCATATAAAATTGATTAACGAAAAGTCCAAGACGATAGTAGAAAAGTATCGACAATGGTGGGACAAGGACAAGAAAACATGGAAAAAAGGATTCAAGGGACATGGGAATTCGTGAAAAGTTGTGCGAATATTTTGGCGATGATCTTCTGTTTGCCAATGGTTATGACGACGCTATTATTGGCGTTTGTGGTGGCCACGATTCAGGAAGGGTTGCTTATTATATTCCGAAAATGGTAGAGATAGCAGCAAATAATCTTAGTATAGATCAAGACGAGGCTCTAGAGTGGCTTGAGTACAATACTTTTGGAGCCTATGTCGGTAATAACACTCCTATTTATATTATATAAACCAAACGGAAAGTACAAATGGCTAAAGAATTTCACATGATAATAGGGAACCCAGACGCAACTTGGGAAGACATTGACTGTCATCATCTGGCAGATTTTGGTGAAGATAAAATATGCAAACTCGCATCTGATATGGCTGGGGTTCCGGCAAAAATACCAAATCCCTACAGATGTGAAATCTGTAACTGGCATAAGGATGGAAAAACGGCGGCCTGTAAGACGGTTCAAAAGTTAGCACTGAAGGCCGCAGAAGAATCAGGAGAAAACCTTCTTCGTTCTGTCTCAGAGAAGATAGGAGAAGGAGTTGGTACAGAGCTACACAAAATGATACCAAAGTTTTTAGAAAGGCCCGGTTGTTCTTGTAAAAGCTGGGCCAAGAAGATGAACATATGGGGAGTAGAAGGATGCACCAACAACAAACAGGCAATAATTGATCACCTAGTAGCAGAGTCTAATAAAAGGGTTTTGTTTAGTTGGGTTCCTTCGTCAGCTACTAAAGTTGTAGCCAAAAGACTGGTGGAGTCTGCTATTAACAAGGTACGAGAAAAAGAAGAAGCCGATAATCCCAAGACAAAGTGGTTCTGTGCAGTGACTACAGCACCTAGAAAAGTTTCAACTCTACAGAACTGTGTTGAGTCACTACAGATAGCGGGATTTACTCCCTTTATATTTGCGGAACCAAATGTTCGTGGCCTTGGGAAGCAATACGAAGAATTTACCATTAACAATGAGACAAAGAGAGGAGTTTGGCATAACTGGCTAGACTCCTGTAGATATGCTTTAGAAAATAGCGATGCAAATACTATTCTTACGGTACAGGACGATTCACTGTTTCATCCCGATTCAAAGACCTTTTTAGAGCAAAACATCCTGTGGCCAGATACAGAGGTTGGTTTTGTCTCACTTTACACCCCCAAGCACTATAGTCTTAAGCCACACAAAAAGACAGAGCAAAGGGATCGTGGAGTAAATAGAGTAATAACAAAGAGCATGTGGGGTGCCTGTGCCCTAGTTTGGCCTAGAAAAATACTGGAGCAGGTGGTTGAGCTAGACTTTACTAAAAACTGGCTAGGAGCAAGACTAAGAACAAAATCCGCTTGGGAGTCAATGCAAGAGAAGAGAAGGGCAGAACCTTGGAGGGTGCAGAACAGCGATACAGCAATAGGAAAGATAATGAACATAATGGGAAGAACAATGTGGTTTTGTGACCCCTCTCCCGTGCAGCACATAGCTGAATATTCAGCAATTTCACACGGTGGAAATAAGGGCAGAAGAAACTGTGGACGTTGTGCCACATGGTCTGAGTCTCTATTAGAACAAATACCCCGACAAAATAACGGTAAACGGCTATATAGATATGAATACGATGAGATAAATCTATATAATCCAAATGCCGGTTAAAAGATAAATTGTGTATACTATTGTGGCTTAAAAGTTTTCATAAAATAAAATTGGAGCAGTAAAGTGGCAGTAGTATTAGAAGGCACACAAACTACCTCGTTTACATCGGGGACTAGCTTAACAATAGCCCTACCTGCGGGAGTGGTAGAAAACGATTTGATACTTATTGCTGGTGTACACGAGGGTGCCTTCGCACTCAGTACCCCGACTGGCTATACACAACTTGTCGATGAGCAGGCCACAGACGCTTACTTTGGAACAAACCTTTGTCGTTTCTTTGTTTTTTACAAGATAGCCACTTCCTCTGAATCAAATCCAGTTACAAGTAGTACTGATAACGCTTCTGACAAGAGATTTATTGTTCATAGATTTTCTGGATGTAATACAGGACAGCCGCTTGTGCTAAGAGGGTCTGGCCAAGACAACGTTAAAAAATATCAAACCCCCGGTTTTCCTCCGTATTTCAATATAGCGTCCTGTACTACAGACTCATTTGATGATGAGTTGTTCAGAATTGCTGCGTGTAACGACAACGGTGACGAGGGAACGCTCGACAACGCACAATCATTCACGGGTCATACTAGACGAGCAATACTGACAGGCTCAGAAGTTGGAATGATTAGCATACAGAAAAACTCCGTCTCAGCGGAGACCGTAGGTGCCTTACAGATAGACACAATTAGCGTGGTTGGCGGTGAGGTTGATGCCATTGCATTTGCTAATATTGCTCTCAGAGAAGGTACTGCCGGTGGCGGAGGTGGACGCAGTATGATGCTCTTGGGTGTTGGATAGTGTCTGATGCTCAACGTAGTCAAAATATTGACACTGATTGTCTTCTTGGACGCTGGGACAAAAGAAAAAACTTTTGTCGTTGACTACGTAGATATGATAGAGATTAATCATAAGTATTTTAGAGATAGTGACAGCGGAGAGATTAAAAAGCAATTCACCCAAGTTATATTCTGGGAGTATCGCAAGAATGTATTACTACCAGAGATAAAAGAAGGTGAGCTTACCGGAAATTGGTATCAAGGCTCTGACTATGTAGTTATAGACTATTTTACTCTTCATAATAATAATTATGGACTCAATAAAACAAGCGGCATCTCTCCGTATCTTTATAAAGACAAATGGTATACTCATTACTATGACCAGTCAGATAAATGTGAAAGGGTTGTGATCTCTAAACAGATAAAGAGAACACAAACAATGTACGATCCAGAAGTACTAAACGCAAGAATTGTGGAAATTTCTTCAAGAAAGGAGTTGACAAAGCCCGATAGACATACTATAATAAAGAAAATACCAAAGGAAATAGAAAGATTACTGGACATGGAAATACAAGTAAGATAAGGGGGGGGCGATTAGGCTTCGACTGATTGTGGAAGTAAAGACTGCATTGACTGGTTGATCGGTTGGCCAGTATAAAAACCGATTATATTTTTTTAAGTGTCGAAGAGAATTTCGCACTCGCTGCGTAGCAGCAGGGGGCTTCATGAGCCTTCATGCCCAATCATGAACGGGCTAGGCCGTTCCTAGATAGAGGACTCACTACTTGAATTAATCGTGAGATGATGGTAATCCATCTGACTCCGATAATCGGATAGCTTTGTTTGTTGTGCGATTACAGCAGGCTAACAATGTAGATGTTTTTATGGAATCAATGCAGGACGCGGGTTCGATTCCCGCCGCCTCCACTGCTAGGATTATGGTAATATTAAATAAAAAGAAACCAAGCGATTGGGACAACATATTTTTTGAAGAGGCTACTCTATGGTCTAGAAGAAGCCACGATACACAAACGCAATGCGGGTGTGTTCTAGTAAAAGACAGAACGGTAATATCGTCTGGTTATAATGGCTTTATAAGAGATATAGACGACGACTGCTTGCCAAACACCAGACCCGAAAAATATCCCTTCATGATACACGCCGAAGCAAACGCCATATATAATTCAGTAAGGATTGGTAGATCTACATTAGGTGCCTCGGCATACATAACGGCCATTCCATGCCTATCTTGCCTACAGATGCTTTACCAGTGTGGAATAGAAAAGATATATTTTTCAGACATTTCCAACCCAAAGATGTGCAGTAGCTCCCCAAACTACGTGAATATATATAAGATGATTGAAGAAAAGATTGACCTTATATTCATCTCAAAAGACGACCTATCTGCGAAACACTTGATAGAAGCCTCAGAAAAAATTCAGAAAAAATCTAAATAACCGATTGACAAACGACGATAGTTGATATATAATAATAGTAATGACCAACCGACCAAGCGAGGAAACAAAGATGGCGAAGAAAAGAAAACAACCGGTAAAGGCGTGCCCAGATTGTAATACAGAGTGTCACGCAAGACTAGCGACATGTAAAAAGTGCGGCTACGTTTTTTATAAGAAGAAGAAAAGATTTGTTGAGAATTGGAAAGAAGAACTAAACCCCGGAGATCATGTCAGGGTTGTTGGTAGATCTGGCACTTACTATCTAAAGGAAAGCGGTGAGAGGCTATATTTCACAAATCCCGGAGTTTACCAAATAAAACACGTAAAGGAAAACGGCTTAGTTGTTGTAGGTAAGGGTAGACATGCAAGTGGATACGAATTCCTATACATGGGTAAGGAAGTAAAATCATCTATGTTGGACAGAATGTATAATAGTCCACATAAATTAATTAGTGTTTCTTTAAAGAAAAGAAAAGGAGAGTCTTAATGACTACAAATTGGAACTCGCTTCTTAATACGAAGCGTAATGTAAGTACTGTTTCTAACTTTGCAAAAGGCGATATGACGGGAAAGGAATTTGTTTCCTCTTTCGCCGGAACGTCAAACTCTAGCATCGCAAGATCGCTACTTAAGAATCACGGAGTAGATAAAAGTCGTAACCTAGCTAAGAAGGCACTCTACCGTAGAGCATCTTCAAACGCTTAATTCTAATTTTAGGGAGTTTAATTTTATGTTTAATAACAGAGTAGTTTTCAAGGGAAACCTCACCAAAGATCCGGAATACAAAGAGATCTCTGAAAAGGATCTTGTCACGTTCAGAATTGCAGTCAACGAATCTGTTGGCAACGGTCGGGAAGAGACCGTGTATCTTGACGTGGATGGATGGGGTAGTCACGCAGCCTACGCACAAAACGTGCAACTAAGCAAAGGTGATCGTGTAATCATTGACGGAAGATTGCGTCAAAGAAATTGGGAAGACAAAAACGGGGTGTCTCGCACCTCTTACAGTATCCTTCCTAGCACTTTCTCCAAAGTTGTAAAACCTAGTCGTGAACTAGCGTCTACGGAACAGTCGTAAGCTGCAATCCTGTTCGTAGCGGCATTCGTTCTTGCGGCGGTGCCGCTACGTTCTAGGTTTATAAAAATGAATAAAATAAACAAGACAAACAGACAGATAAAGAGCATAGAGGACAGAATCCACATACTTTCGGATCGTCTTTATAACCCAGACATAACAACCTCTGAAGCCAAAAAAATAAACAGAAGAAAAAAGAAGCTACTAAAAACCAAAGAAAAAATTGAAAAAAGACTTGACAAAGATCATTGAATATGCTATAATATATTAGACTGGGATAGCTTCCTAGTCTAAGGAAGGTGGCTGAAAATACGAGAGCAAGAACAGCACACGAGGCTTAACCGGACGGGCAAGTGCTATACATGGTTAAGATAGTGGTTAAAGTAGGAACAATGCCATAACTGGCTCCGAAATTTGTGGGTATGTTAAAGGCAATCCCACCCTTCCATTTTTATACAGACTGTGCCTAATGTTGGGCAGTCAAACACCTCGCTTTAATTAGGAGAAAA